TATAGCGAATAATTATCAATGGAATCAATAGGATCAAACATCTCAAAATCCGGGCCTGCAGAAACAAACATTAAAACATCAACTAACGTAGTAGTTGCGTTAGAACATGTGAGTTCGTTAACGACAGATAAAGCAACGTGTCCATTACTATCAAGCGGATTAAAATTAACTGGCACAGCGCCGTATATAGTAGCCACACCATCTAACCCAGGTCTAAGTGGTCTTAAATATGGAATGTGTGACATATATCCCACATCTATAATAGCCTCATGTGATTCGGCCAAATCCCACACATAAGTGTAAGCAGTGTTATATTCAATAGGTGTTGTAGGTGAAGCTGTTATGCCATTTGGATCAAATGTTATGCGAAGTCGCCCCTTGTGAAACGCAGACGCAACGGCTACAAAACGAAATCTCAAAGAGCCACGCCATTGACGAAATGCCTGCATAGTGTAAGCTAAAGGTGTCATGGCTATCTGCTGCGCTGATCCCGTTCCCGGACCATTAGCCCAAAATGTAGGGTTAACATTGGCATAAAATACATTAAAATCTGGAATGGCAGTAGAATTCCATGCAAATTTCGTTACATATGATTCCCTTTGCACTATCGAAGACAGCAACATCTCATCCTTTCTTGCCAATCCAACAACGCTGGGATCGACAGTAACTTCCTGTTTATCATCTAACGTTGCTTTGTATATTGGATCATGTTGTACAGCACTTGCCATATTCGGACCAATACGAGGTATCATGTATGTAATATCTGAGATTATTGCTGGTTTAGAAAAGCCCAAAGCAACGGCTATTCGTGTGCCCAAATGCAATATAGTCTGTGAAGCTAAAGCGTAAGGTTTTATAGGAACTATATTCGCTAAAACGCCAGCAACTTCCGCTAAAACCGATAAAGGTTTAGAAATTATACCCTTTCCATATTCATCACCGGATTGTGGTACTAACCCTGTTAAATTGGAAGCAGTGGGAGCTCCAAAAACTATGTTCTCTGCCCAACACATGGCTGTAATAGTTATGCCCTCTTGTGACGTGCTCATGCTACGCAAAGGAGACATCTCAGTGACAGCGATATATCCAGTTGATAAATGTTCGTTTAACGCAGTACTAAAAGAATTATAATGGTGTACATAAGGAAGCCTTAAACACCCACCCTCACACGACGTGGGATTTAAAAAGACGTGTGGAGGCTGCGATAAAATAACCAACGAAGGTGTTAAATTTGTTAACGTTGTAGGTGTCAACAATGTATCATTTGAGCTATTAGAAATTGCTGTGGCCATCCATCGTCCATAATGCATTGGAGTGCCGTTAATCATAAACCTAAAACACAAATCACATTTAAGATTTCTATAGTTATTTATTCTATTCATAATCCGCTTATTGTTAAAAAATGAGCTAGGTTGTATAAATAATGGGGTTGTTGGTGGCGTAGCTCCCACAACCACATTCTGAGAAAACACCTTAATAGGGCGTGATAAAAACTTCGACAACGACACCTCATCTGTATCAACACTATAATGAGTATTGTCCATGTCCTGGTCATAAGACGCTTCTTCATGCTTAAAATCGTCGATAAAGGTCGTTAATACTTGCGTTGTACTACCCATATCACTCTCCAAAATACCAGATTGTGGGAACAAATTAACAGACCGTTTTTGTGGACGGTCTGCAGGTTTAACACCCGGTATTGATGAGGTTTCAGGTAAAGAATTAACAACGGATGTAGGATCTTTCTTATTGCGCAACGAATCAGCTATCAAAACTGCTTCTGCATACCAATCGCTAGAAGGAAAAGGTTGTGAATAATCTCCACGTTCAAAAAATGAATAATATGCATCGCGTTTAAGTAAAACATTTTCCATGGCTTGAACAATTACTGTTCCATCAGAATATAAAAATGTTTCAGGAACTGCTAATCCGTTATAATATCCCCCTTCAGGAAACACACCTGAATGAGGCGTTAAAGGTGATATATCAAAGTTGTTGTTACTGCCGTGACTAGAAAAATCACTAAAATAATCACTACGAGGAGAGCATAAACCACACGAAAGTGTGTCCCAATAGTGTATTGCAGATCCAACACATGCAATTCCATTGAATTGCGGATTTCTGTGGTGTGCATAACAAACATTAGGGGGTAATCCGCGGATCCTCCGCTCCGTGTCCGTTATGACAGATAAATTCGGGCTATCCGGCCCTTCCAGTGGGGTTAAACTGGCTGTATACCCCATGTTTTCGTACAATCTTGACTTCGTGCTTGTACTTGCACCTTGTTTAGTTTTAGTGAAACAGTTTACAACCAGGAGTACGTTTCAATCCTCCTGGAGGTTGAGCATTAAGTGTCATCTCCCACACAAGCCTATCTTCCACGTGACAAAGTGAATGATGGTAACCAATATGTGGTTCATCCTTAACATTATCGGAAAGCCATGCTGCTATTCGATCGTCAAATGTTAAATGGTTCGTCCTCACGAAACGGTGGAATTTTCTGGTTTCCACGAACCGGTTCACACGTTGTCTAAAATCCTCATACTTTTGTCTACCATGTGCAAAATATTCAAGTAAAGCACCGTCAAGTATTGTTCCAAACATTTCTTCATCCGACATGTGCTTCACGGGTATACCACAAGTTATAGATTTCAAAATACTGCTCTCACTCAAAGCTCCTAAACGTCGATTAAGCTCCGGAATATGTACTGTTTGTCTTTTTAAAAAATCAACTTCGTTAATGGCGTAAAACGGTTCGTGGTCCCCTTCCTTCGTTGGAGGTGTGTACAAAATTCCATATTTAAGCAAATACTTAGCCTTAACTTGTGCGTTAAACCAAGTACACTCACATGAAACAGTACCAATATCGTCGTCACCATATGTCATCATGTTGACATGTGTTCTAAAAGGTGGAGGAATTCCACCATGTGACTCAAAATATGCACACCTGGAATTCAAACTATTTGCTGTGCTATTTACATATGATGTTAAATTCTGGCCACTAGGATTACCTCGTGACATCATTAATATAGCTCCAAAATACTGAACACAAAACAACGACAAATCAGAAACCATAGCCTCCATAATTAAAATATGATCGTTTGTATAGCCTATAGTTTTAGCCAACTCAATATAAATGCGATAAGAAGCTTGGATAACATTTAAAAACTCCTTTTGGTCATATCCCTTATAATCACCTGCAACGCAACGATCTTCACCATGTTGAGATACAAACTCCATAAATTCTTCCCATTCGAAACCGTGGCTGTTAATTCCTATAGCACATTCTGATAGCAAAGGAAGTTCAGATAGCAATCTGACAACTGGAAGCCAGTACTTTCTAATCAGCAGTTTAAAAACTGTTCCATTACCAAAAAACACTCGAACTTTATCCTTGCCCAACTTAACTGGTTCGTCTTTTAAATGTGCAACAAAAACATGATAACACCTTTTACCGACACGGTACTTATCCTCAGATTTTGTAACAAAATCCCAAATGGCCGGATTCTCGAAATCCCGTTCACCATCCGGTCCTATTAAATAATCAGAAGTTTTACCCTTCAACGGAAAACCAGCTGCTGTTGAAATTTTGAGTGCATCTAAAAACCTCACTCCTGGCACTCCATTCACATTTTCTTTGTTTGTTAAAGGTCTAACAGTACGTTTAGTCCCAAAACCCAAATCTATTAATTTGGTTTTAATCGGAATTATGTAATCAACTACAGCCCAATTTAAAACATGAGTTGGTGGTCCGTAACTAACAGTTGCAAATTCACTCAAATTTTTTGAAAAATGATACCAACTAGGTGGGACGTCCATGTTTGGTTTACCGTGCTGTATCGGAATATCATTTTCATTCAAAAACTCAATTCCCAATTTCCTATACTCAACCTTAGTGCGATATTTGTGTGTGCCACCATTCGACCCAAAAACGTGTATATTGGATTCAGTAGGTAGAAAATTCACAGGATGCTTGTTAGCTATATCGCTAAATATTTCTTGATTCGTAGCATTTTCAAAATGTTGTGACAACTGCGTATCAATTTCACCTTCCGCAGGAATATCGACTATAGAGATAGATGTTTTCTTCAAATAATTTATTGCGTCA